ACAATTTGCAGATTTATCCAAGCGTATTTTCCCGAAGTTACAGAATATCGTGGAAAAAGAGAGAGGCGAGCGCAATGGTGCAAAAAAACGCACTTACTTGCATAAGACCATGTTACGTAAAGTATATTCCGCTGACCAGAAATGGACCAGCGCATCTGTCGATACCACATACGTAAGAGCGGACACCGTTTCCATGAACTCTCCGCTTCCCATCAAGAAGCGTGATTCACTGGCCCATGCCAGCGGCACACTGCCCAAACAGGGTATCTCCCGTGTAATGGAAGAATCCGACATCAATACCATCAACATCATGAAGGCCCAGGGTGCAAAATGGACACAAATAGCATCCAAACTGACGGAAGACCCTTTGTTCTGCTCCATCGGGCTGGACGAATCCAATGAGGCGAATTTTCTGACAGCCTTATGCGAGGGGGTTGTAGCGGTTGAGGATCTGACCAATGTCGGAACAGCACTGCGTGTCAATTTCGGTTACCTGCCGAAAAACGGATTTGGTGTGACCACTCCCGGCGAGATAACCTTGGATGACATAGAACGTGTGCTCGCCGCAGCTGACGGAGACGGCAATTCCATATCAGTCATCTGTATCGCCCTGTCAACCTACAAAAAACTGCGCCAGACACAAGGAGCCAAAGAACTCGCCGCCACATACAGAGGGCAGATTTTCGACAGTGATACCTCGCTGCCCACTCCTACCTCATCATTGTTTGACGAGGCTTTCGCCGACCAATATAACGGTGTCAGATTCCTGAAGATTGACCGTTCGATCATTTATGAGAAAAACGGTGTACGCAAGGCTTACAAACCGTGGAACGCAAACCGCTTGGTTTATCTGACTACCGAAAATGTCGGCAGTTTGGTCTGGGGGACATTAGCAGAAAAGACAAGCCCGGTGGAAGGAGTGGTTTATACCACAGTTGATGAGATGAAACTTATCAGCCGTTTCAGAACCGCTAACCCTTTGGTGGAAACTACCGCTGGACAGATGCTTGCGCTTACCGTGATTGAAGGAGTAGACCAGATTTATTATCAGGATATCACCGATGCACAAACTGTTGACGCAGAAAAGGAGGCCCAAGATTCAACAGATGTGAAAGTCACCATCTGGGGAGATACCTACAAAAAAACGGAGTTCGTTCAGGAGCTTAACAAGATAACTGGTGGCAAGCTGACTGCGAAATCTGCCGATGAAAAGATCATCGCCCGTGTCAACGAACTGAACGATGAAGATGAAGCCACTTTAAAAGCCACAGTAGAATCACACAAATCTGAATAATGTATGAAAACGGTCCTGCAAGCATTGAAAGATGAAGTCCACTACAAATTAAGTAGTGGCTTCTTTGAAAACCGTTTGCTTGAAAGAAGTCTGGACGGAAATGAAATATGCACCATCGACATTCTTAAAAGCAAACCGTTCAAAGGTGCTGTGGCCGACTGTCTCATGAGCCTGATTCAGATGCCCAACTTTACAGAAGGAGATGTTTCCTTAAGTCTATCTGACAAGGATAATATACTGACGTTAGCCAACGGCATCTATAATTCAATAGGCGAAACAGAAAAAAACATTGGTGAACCGATAGTCTATATAGGAAAATAATCATGATACTTGATGATAGACCACATAAGCTGCAATATCTTATTACCGCTCCCGGTTACGAAGACAAGAACGGCGATTACCACCAGGGTGAAAGCCGATGGGAAGGTGATATCCCATGCCGGAATGTTCCGGCCGGAAAAGCTGAACAAAAGCAATTTGAGGACGGAGCAGTCCGTACCTATTCAGCCACGATACGTCTTGATGCTGAATGCCGGGAATTTACTGTTGGAGATCGTGTGAAGTTATTCCTGTCAGGAGATATCGTTAGAGAATGTGAGGTCAAAGGGTTTCATCGTTATCAACTATATGCGAAACTATGGGTATAAAAATGACGACACCTGCAAGTCGGATAGACACCCTTATCAATAAGGAAAAAGAACGTGTTGAAGTGTTAACTGTCCGCGCCCTCTCCTACCTTGGAGAATTGTGTGTGATCGAAGCAAGGAACAGACCGCAGGAGATAAGCTGGTATGACCGGTCAGGAAACTTGCGCAGTTCGATTGGCTATGCCATCATCCACAACGGAAAAATACTTGAATACTCAGATTTCACACAAGTACGACAAGGTAATGAGGGAGTCAGGAAAGGCAAAGCACTTATTGAGGAATTGTCTAAAAAATTCGCGAATGGCTACGCACTTGTTGTAGTAGCCGGAATGAACTATGCTGAATTTGTGGAAGCAATGGAAAATAAGAATGTACTTGCATCCGCCGAACTGTTTGCAAGAAAGGAACTACCGGGAATGATGAGTAAACTGAAAAAGCAACTTGCATCATGATGAAGTCTGATATTGAAATCAAAGATGATATTTACAAACACATCAAAGGTTCCCTTTTGGAAAAAGTCGTGAACGGAAAACTTTGCAAGGCATCAAAAAGACCATCCAACTCTGACAGGGAGGATATAGTCATATCAATCCTTGAAAATGGAAGCGGACAGATACAGGAAGCTTTCGTGAATGTGAACATTTATGTAAAGGACAATATCCGTAATGGCGAGGCGGAAATGAATGATGCACGCTGTAGAGAACTTTGCAAAGTCGCTATCCAAGTATTGGAAACAGGGCATGGAGAAAGCTACCGCTTCACGCTGAATAAACAAAGGGTGCTTGAAGTGAACGGAAAGAACGAGCACTTCATTAACAATAAACTATTATATTCATTCAATAACGAATAAGATCATGGAATTATCTTGGGGAAAATGTACTATCAAAATTGGAAAGCTGCAAAGCAGCGGAGAAGCTCCTTCATCTTGGATTGATATACCGACACCTGTCGAGAACTCTACAAAATTGACACCTACAAAAGATGCGAAGAAAGAGGCCAAGATTGAAGGTGGAGAAAACGAGGCTGTCAAGTATGCGGCAAACACCTATACGTTTGAGTTTGAAATCCGGGCTGGCAAAGGCCGTAGAAAACCGGTGGAAGATACAGATGGTGTGATTACAGGTGAATACGCTGTCAAGCTCCAGCCTGAAGACAAAACTGTTGAAGGTATCATAATCGACAGAAGCGTGTTGTCCTTGGAGGATACATACGACACAGATAATGGCACCAAGTGGAAATATACCGCTGACGTATTGAAACCTAAGACCGGCAATCAGGTAAAATTCGAAGTCGTAAATTTTAATGGTGCCGGCAGCCTTCGAGTGATCATCACAGATGATGGCGGAGCCGGCATGTGGAAATTATCTACAGAAACGGACTGGCATCATAGCGGTACTTCAATTACCACAAAAGCCGGTCTTGTGACAATCATATATAAAGATATCGAAGGAAAAACACTGCCTACACAGACATCCGCTACTGTTAAAGATGGGGAAACAGTTGAAGTAAACGCGGTGTACACTTCTGCCGGATGATAATTTTCCATTCAGAGAACAGGCAAACGGAAAGACGTCCTTTACAGGTTGGAGGATAAACCTGCATCAAATTTATGATTTATGAATGACAAAGAGCGAAATATTGAGATGGATGTGGCCGACGCCATCATGGAAAGACCTGCCGGCTTTACCGTTGGCAAGCGGTCTTTCTTTATCCATCCCGTCACACTCGGCAAAATGTATCTTTTGGCCAGATTATTTGATTCCCTCGAAATAAGCAAACAGGTTGTTTCCACCAATCCTTATATGGAAGCCATAAGGATCTGCAAAACGAAACGTGATATTGTCTGCCGCATACTCTCCTACTCCACGTTCAACCGGAAGAACGATTTGTTCGACAATAGCAAGGTGGATAAGCGTACAAAATTGTTTTCCCGAACACTCTCTGAGGAGGAACTTGCTACCATACTGGTTCTCATTCTTACAAGTGATAATATGGATACCTTCCTGCGGCATTTCGGAATAGACAAAGAAAATACGGAAAGAAAACGGATAGCCAAAGTAAAAAAGGACAATAGCAGTATCTCATTCGGAGGCAACAGCACCTACGGAACAATGATAGACTTTGCCTGCCAAAGATACGGATGGACTTTTGATTATGTGGTATGGGGCATCAGCTATATCAATCTAAGGATGTTAATGGCTGATGCCATCACGACTGTATATCTGTCCTCTGACGAAATGAAACAACTCGGAATATCTGGCTCAGAAGAAATAATCGATGCCGGGAATCCAAAGAACAGGGAACGTATCAAAGCCCTGCTTGAGGAATGAATCGGAAAAACAGAACAATATTTTCATAATCGGTCAAAAAAATTACGGGGTCTATAATTTTATAACAAGAAAAATAGAACAAATGTCATGTCAATGCACATGATACCCATCAAATCGAAAAGACTATGGCTGGATTGCATTTTGATATAACTGGGGATAACTCCAACTTTTTACGCAAGCTAGAGGAAGCACGCAACGGAGTACGCAACACATCAAGACAAATTGAAGAAAGCGGGCTGAGTATTGAGAAGATATTCGGAAGACTGACCACGGCCGCAGCCACTTTCGGAATCAGTCTTGGAGCGCAGCAGCTCATCAGTGACATAGCTCGTGTACGTGGCGAGTTCCAGCAGCTTGAAGTGGCATTCCAGACAATGCTTGGAAACAAGGGACAGGCGGACACACTAATGTCCCAACTGGTACGTACCGCCGCCATCACTCCATTTAACCTTCAGGATGTAGCCAATGGTGCGAAACAACTGTTAGCCTATGGTACGGAGGCTAAAGATGTGAATGATACGCTTGTCCGGCTTGGGGATATCGCGGCAGGACTATCCATCCCTTTGAACGATCTGGTCTGGCTGTATGGTACCACCATGACACAAGGAAGGCTCTTCACACAGGACCTACGTCAGTTTATGGGACGTGGAATTCCATTGGCCGATGAACTTGCCAAACAATTCGGAGTAACCAAAGACAAGGTAAGCGAACTTGTGACAGCAGGAAAAGTAGGATTCCCCGAAGTGCAGAAGGCCATTGAATCCATGACCAATGAAGGCTGCAAATTCGGCGGTCTGATGGAAGCACAATCCAAAACCATTACCGGACAAATAAGCAATATCGAAGATGCAATTGACACCATGTTCAATAAAATCGGAAAACAAAACGAGGGTGTCATCAACAAGACCTTGTCCGGCATGTCTTATCTGGTGGAGAACTATGAGAAGGTAGGTCGGTTATTGACCGGACTTGTTGCTACATACGGTTCATACAGGGTTGCAGTCATGGTCGTAACAGCCATTCAGTCGCTTCAAACCTCCGGCATAGCGGCCCTGACTGTAGCGGAACGTGCCCACTACGGATGGCTGGTCTTGCAGACAACAGCACAAAAAGCGTTGAACGCTGTCATGCTTACTAATCCGTATGTGTTATTGGCAACGGCAGTTGTAGGGCTTGGAGCTGCCATGTGGGCATTATCCGACAGCACAACATCTGCTGAACGTGCTTTGGACTCGTACAACAAGAAAATAGAAAAACTCGACACGGACGAAGAAGATCGGAAACGTACTTTGGAAGGTCTTGTTAGCACCATTAATAGCGAGGTGGAAGCCGAGACCACTAAACTTAAAGCCTTAAAAGACATTGAGAAACTATATCCTGTACTCTTTAAGAAGTATGTCGATGAGAAAGGTCATATACATGACTTGACTGGGTTTTGGAAGGCATATAATGAAGAGGTTTCAAAATCCAGAACACAGTCAAAACAGGCTATAGTCGAATCTTTGGAACAACAAATAAAAAGTGCAGAATGGGCTTATAATCTGGCAAGGAAAGAGAACAACCGTTCCGAAATGAAGGTTCAGGCACAGCGTATCGAAGACCTGAAGAATGAATTGGCAAACGCAAGAAAAGATGTCTTGTCAGAAATCAATACCCAATTGGAAGTTGAGAACAGACAGGAAACACAAGAAACTACATATCAAGAGGATTTGGCAAATGCTAAAGTCGAATGGGAGAAAGCGAAAAAAGGGTACGAGGCCTTAATCAAAGATCAGACGGCTACATCGAAACAGGTGAAAGAAGCCAAAGATAAGATGGAGGCATCCGAAAAGACATACAAGGAGCTGGGCGGAGTAACCGGAAGCGCACTGACCAGACAGGAAAATCTAGCAAAAAAGCAAAAAGAAAATCAGGAAAAGCTGGACGGGCAACTTCTTTCACTTCACCGTCAGAACCAACAGGATGAAATCAACCTGATGAGAGAAGGCACGGAAAAGAAGTTGAAACAGATTGACCTTGATTATCAGAAACAGATTGATGCGATAAGAAAACAGGAGGAAGAATGGAGCAAAGCCGGTAACGGTAAGCTGACCGACAAGCAGGCACAGAAAATTTCAGAAGCTTATACCAATGCCGAAAGTATGAGAGATAAAGATATTTCCGATGTAACTGAAGGACAGCTGAAAGCCGAACAACAGGCTTTGAACGACTACTTGAAAGAATATGGCACGTTCCAGCAGCAGAAATTGGCTATCGCCCAAGAGTATGCGGAAAAAATAAGGAAAGCACAGGAAGAAAACGGTGTTAATAGTGCACAAGTAAAGTTACTGGAGAAACAACGTGATGTTGCCATACAGAACAAGGAAACAGAAGCCATAAAAGCCAATATAGATTGGGTTACTGTGTTCGGTGAGTTTGGTTCCATGTTTTCCGACATGATAAAGCCCGCCTTGGACGAAGCGAAAAAATATGTACGGACTGACAAGTTCAAGAACTCCGATCAGGCAAGCCAGAAATCATTGATTGACGCCATCAGCCAGATGGAAAAGTCTTTGGGTGGTACAAGTGGAGTCAACTTCAAGAAACTTGGAGAGGATGTAAAAGCCTATCAAATAGCAGAACAGAATCGTATCAGTGCCATAGGGATTGAAACAGCTGCTTTGGAAAGACTAAAGAAATCACAGGATGATTACACCAAAGCGCAGAAGGGCGGAACGGAAAGTGAGAAACAAGCCGCAGCAAACGCTCTTGAAACAGCACGGCAGAATGCTGACATTGCATCCGCCAATGTGAAGACACAGACTGATATCGCCAATCAGGCCCAGCGTAATGTGACTGATACTGCCACCATACTGAAAGCAAGCATGGAAAATTTATTGGGAGGCTTGCAGCAGATTTCATCCGGTGGATTGTATAACGCATATAGCGGAATTATCAAAACCGTGAACGGATTCAAGGATGTCATAGGAAAAACGTCAGAATCTCTTAAGGAGGTCCCCATTGTCGGATGGATTCTGTCCATCATTGACGTACTCAAAGACGGATTAAGTGATCTTGTCGGTGGTCTGCTTGATGCTGTTCTGAACGCTGTCAGTGGAATTATCGGTGATGTCTTGTCAGGGGATTTGTTTGTCACAATCGGCAAGTCATTGAGGAACGGCATAGGAAACATCCTGAACGCAATCTCATTCGGAGGCTTCAACTCCTTGTTTGGAATAGGTGGAAACGCCAAGGAAGTACAGGAAACGATAGACAGGCTGACGGACAGGAATGGAACTTTGCAAACGGCCATCGAGGATCTGACTGACGAGATGAAGGCAAGCAAGGGAATGAAATCGGTTGAATCTTACAGGGAAGCTGTAAAGTATCAGGAGGAAGTCAATAAAAACTATCTGCAAATAGCAAAGGAGCAAGCCGGATATCATAAGAGCCACGGCAGCTGGCAGCATTATCTGAAATGGACGGATGAAATGCTGGAACACGCAAGAAAAGCTACCGGCATGCAGGATTTCTCCGGCACCGATTCCTTGTGGAATCTGACCCCCGAACAGATGAAGGCTCTACGGTCGGACGTATGGTTATGGGATATCATGGAATCTTCCGGTAAGGGAGGTTACGGTGAGCGTGTTACCGACAAGCTGGATGATTATATAGAGCAGGCAGGAAAACTGGAAGAACTGACCGACAGTCTTTATGAGGGCCTGATCGGAATGTCATTCGATTCCATGTATGACAGTTTTATAAGCAGTCTGATGGATATGGAGAAGAGTGCGGAGGATTTTGCTGATGACATATCCAAATATTTCATGCAGGCGATGCTGTCAAATGCCATCGGTGAACAGTTTAGTGACAAACTGAGGACATGGTATGATAAATTCGGTGAAGCCATGAAGGATGATGGTACGCTTGACAATAATGAGCGTAAGGAGCTGATGGATGAATACATGGGTTATGTGGACGAAGCCATGAAGCTCCGTGACGAGCTTGCCGCAGCAACCGGATATGACAAGATTTCGCAAGAATCAACATCCCAGTCAGCTTCATCCAAAGGTTTTCAGGCAATGAGTCAAGATACAGGCGAAGAGTTGAACGGTAGGTTTACAGCATTGCAGATTGCAGGAGAAGAAATAAAAAATGCCATGCTGAATACGCTGGCGGTGGCACAAGCCATATCCTCATTTGCCAAAGACAACAATACAATGTTGACTGAGATAAGAAATCTGATGATTTCATCCAACGGTCACCTTGAAAGTATTAACAAATACACCAAACTAATTTATAAGTTTGGAAACAAGCTTGACGAAATAGCGAAAAATACAAAAAGTATATAAATATGCCACAAGAAGAACTGTTTATTAATGGAAAGGACGCTTATACCACATGGGGAATAAGCATGGATGACACTGCACTGTCCGCCCTCATGACCCCAGCACCCAATAAGGAGTTCATTGAGAACAAGAGCCGAATGGAGCATGGAAAGCGTGTGATAACAGCTGATCCCAAAAAGGACGAGCGCGATCTTACATTACAGATAAACCTGACAGCCCCTGATAAAGATACATTCTTTGCAAGGTATGACAGCTTTTGTAATGAGTTGGATAAAGGAATACTTGAAATAAAGACAAAGTATCAGCCCAATATAGTTTACAGGACTATTTATATTTCCTGTAACCAGTTCAGCCAATTCATGCAAGGCATAGGAAAATTCGTGCTGAAGCTGAATGAGCCTAATCCCAATAACAGAAATTCCCCTTGATATTATATTTGATTTTCAAATAAAATATATACTTTTGTTCAGCATTGTGTAAAGGCACACAAAACTTAATTATGGAACAAATCGACATCAAAGACATATCCGGTGCTATCCTGCTTACAACTTTGATCAATGAAGGCTGCAAGCGTAAGTTCACTCTGATGAAGGAGGACTACATCATGTTAAAGTTCTCCTTAGAGAATCCCATATATTTCAAACTTGGCTCATACGTGGAATGTAACTTCGGATTGTTCGAGGTGTGCGACTTGCAGAAGCCCGCATTCAACACCAATACCGCCGGCTACGATTACGAATTAAGACTTGACGCCTACTACTGGAAATGGAAAAACAAAATCTTCAAATATACCCCGGAGACGGCCGGACAGGAAGCGTCCTGGAACCTGACCGCCCCGCTTGACGTACAAGCCGGTATAGTCCTTAGAAATTTGAAAGCTCTTGGTTACACATACAAAGGACAGGATTTTGTTTTCTCCATTGATTCCACAGTCGAAAACAAGTCCCAGTTGATGAGTTACGATAACATCAACATCCTTGACGCTTGTTTTGAGATGGCGAAGAAATGGGATTGCGAATGTTGGGTGACTGAAAACATCATCCATTTCGGGCGTTGTGAGTCCGGTGACGCGGTGGATTTCGAGATCGGGAAAAACGTGCAGGAAATGTCACAGTCAGAATCCCAGTCCACCTATGCCACCCGTATCTACGCTTTTGGTTCCACCCGTAACATACCGGCAGACTACCGCCCCATTGACGAGACCGTGGTTGTGAACGGCGTGGTGCAGCGCAGGCTGATGCTTCCCGAAGGCACTCCTTACATTGACGCTTATCCTGATATGACTACCGAGGAAGCCGTCGAGCAGGTGGTTATCTTCGATGAAGTCTATCCCCGAAGAACAGGCATCATGTCGGATGTCACCACTATCGAAGTGACGGACAAGGTGGAGAATGAGGACGGTACAACCACCGAGGAAAAATGGAATGCCTACCGCTTTAGGGACACGGGTGTTAACTTTTCCGAGAAATATATCCTCCCCGGTCAGGAGCTGAGGATACGTTTCGCGTCCGGGCTTCTCAACGGTTTAGAGTTCGCCGTGAAGTTCAATCCTGAGGGAAAGCCGGAGAAATTGGAGGATGGCGGATGGAACCCTGAGGCACAGCTTTGGGAGATAGTCAGGAATGAGGACTATGGCAGACCGCTTCCCGGTGATGTGCTCTTTCCCCAGGATGGAGATGAATATGTGCTTTCCGGCTGGGACAGCACGAAAATAACCGAACTGGGGCTTGTGGGTGCCGCCGAGCAGGAGTTGAAGGAAAAGACTGAAAAGTACGCTGCCAAATCCAAGATAGACCCGAGTACCTATGGCTGCACGATGATGTCAAATGACGCATACCGTGAGGATGGCGTTCATAATTTCTATGGCATCGGTCAAAAGGTCAACCTTATCAACAAGGCTTATTTCGAGAACGGAAGACAGTCAAGGGTTA